TTCCAAAGAACAACTTAATTTTATAAAATCTAAATTTGAAACTGGGGGATCGAAATGAGTATTGTTACCGAATCAGAGATCAAGTGGTCATCTGATCAGATGGTTGAGATAAGTCTTAACGAACCTGATGATTTTTTGAAAGTTCGCGAGACACTTACACGTATAGGTGTAGCATCTCGAAAAGAGAAAAAAATTTATCAATCATGTCACATCTTACATAAACAAGGTAGATATTTTTTAGTTCATTTTAAAGAGTTATTCGCATTAGATGGAAAACATGCGAACCTAACTATAAATGATATTCAAAGAAGAAATAGAATTGCACAATTATTAGCAGATTGGGGATTAGTTGAAGTAATAGATGGGGATCAGATAAAAGACATTGCACCATTAAATCAAATCAAGGTGTTAGCATATCGTGATAAAGAGGACTGGATTTTAGAAACAAAGTACAATATTGGATCAAAAAAGAAAAAAACAGATGAGGAGGGTTGATACCTCCTTTTTTTGTGTTACAATATGAATAACATAAAAAGTATTTGTGAACAACTTAGTAACCTCCATTTGCAATTTAAACACTAGAAAGTTTGGTGATGTGGGTGAGATCTTGATGACTAAAATTATCAAAGGTTTAGAGAAGTCTGATGATCTATCCTATGATAAAAAATTAGGTGCTAAAAAAGGAGAAGTAAAAGTATCAAGAGCATTTAGAAAGGCAGAACCAATAACAGAGTCAAATATATGTGAAGTATTGATGAGAGATAACTCAGTTAGATTGATTGAGGATGGTAATAAGTTATCAGAGAAATGGGATTGTAATATACAACAAGTAAAAACAGGTTGTTTTGATATACTATGGTATGGTATTTTCTTTAAGGATATGATATACGTTTTTGAGATACCAAGTGAAAAAATTAGTGAGGATACGAATATTCAATACTCAGATAAACAGCATAGAGGTAATACAGGTGAAGGTCAATTTCATTTGAAAAACTCTAATATAGAATACCACACAGACAATTATCTTTATGCTAAAATGGATTACGATGAATTGTGGAATTTATTGAATGAGTGATATACAATTATATCATGGAGATTGTTTGGAGGTAATGAAATCATTACCTGATAATAGCATTGATACAATTATCACTGATCCTCCATATGGAACTACATCTTGTAAGTGGGATATTATAATTCCTTTTGATGAAATGTGGTCTCAATTAAAAAGAATATCTAAACCCCATTGTCCTACATTATTGTTTGGTCAAGAACCTTTTAGTAGTTTTATGAGAGTTAGTAATATAGATGATTACAAATATGATTGGTACTGGCAGAAAGAAAGAGCAACTAATATTATGCAATTGAAAAAGAGACCTGGTAAGGTTATAGAAACAATTTCTGTTTTTTATAAAAAGAATGCAACTTATAATCCACAAAAAACAATTCATACTGGTAAGTTAAGAAGTAATAAAATTGGAAAAGGAAAATTAGGAAGTTTAATTGATAATAGTTCTAAGCAACCTAAAGAATATAAAGATGATGGAACTAGATATCCTTTACAAGTATTAAATTATAAGAGAGATATTTTAACATCAAATCTACATCCAACTCAAAAACCATTAGCATTATTAGAAAATTTGGTTATGACGCATAGTAATGAAAATGATGTTGTATTAGATTTTACTATGGGGTCAGGAACAACTGGAGTTGCTTGTAAAAATTTAAATCGAAAATTTATAGGAATTGAAATAAATGAAGAATATTATAAAATTGCAGAAAATCGTATAGGGCAGTTGACAAATATTTTTGATATGCTATAATATATTTGTTGGACGCAACATGGGAGTGACTGAATAAACTTACTGGCAACCGCTGGTTAAGGTGATGAGTCAGAGGTGGTGCTCGCTGTCGCAAGACAGAACTACTCAACCAAGTAGGACTCAGGCAACAACGTATTTACTTTCTGTAGTAATGCCCGTTGTTTGTTGGTATACAGGAATCCAACCTCCCTCCTTTAACCTAAGATGCAACTCTATGAGTCGGGCAGATGGTTACTTTATTATTCCTCATGGTTTAATGAATTGAATAATTATGAAGGTGTGTGGTTATTACCACTGCCTTTTTTTATAGTTTGTGCTTAAATAGTAATGTCGCCTTCGGGGACACATTTTACACTCGCTTATTTAAGGAGAACTATGAACTTACAAAAGTATCACACTGCTAATCTTCCAGAGTTAATGAAGATTATTTCTAAGAATGGAATCGGTATGGACGATTACCTAGATCGTTTTTTCAATTCTTATGAAACCACAACAAACTATCCACCCTACAATCTTATTCATGTAAATAATGTTGAATCGGTGCTTGAGATTGCTCTAGCAGGATTCAGTAAAAAGGAATTAAAGGTTTACACTGAATATGGAAAACTCATTGTTGAAGGAGAAAAGGAGTCAAATAGGGAGACATCATCCGAGTATGTCCATCAAGGCTTGGCTCAGAGATCTTTCAAAAGAGCCTGGACTTTATCAGACGATGTTGAAGTCAGAGAGGTTCAATTCAAAGATGGTCTCCTTACCGTTAAGTTGGGTAAAGTAGTGCCAGAACATCATGCAAGAAAAAATTACCTATAAAACATCAGGTGTAGACATTGAAGCAGGTAACGCTTTCGTTGAAAGACTAAAAGAAAAAGTTCCTACCATCGGTGGATTCGGTGGTATGTACAAGGTTCCTCGTGGATATGAGGAACCTATTTTAGTATCTGGATCTGATGGTGTTGGCACAAAGATATGCATATGTAGTAGATTAGATAATTACAAAACTATTGGTATTGATCTAGTTGCAATGTGTGTGAATGATATAATCACTTGTGGTGCAAAACCCTTGTATTTTTTAGATTACATTTCATTGAATAGGATTACTCCTAAGTTGGATGATATTATGTCTGGTATCATAAAAGGTTGTGAATTAGCAGGTGTAGAACTTATTGGAGGTGAAACTGCTGAACACCCAATGTCTTTTGATATTGACCTTGCAGGGTTCTCCACAGGTATAGTTGAGGAGTATGATATAGTTGATGGTAAATTAATTAAAGAGGGAGATATTATAATTGGAGTTGAGAGTAGTGGTGTTCATAGTAATGGTTACAGTTTGATTAATCATTTAATCAGACAGAAGAAAATAAAGGCAACAAGAGATTTACTTACACCTACTTACATCTACACATCCTTAGTGGAACAATTGATGAATGAGGTTCCTGTTCTGGGTATGGCGAATATAACTGGTGGAGGTATTCCAGAAAATTTACCACGTTGTTTGCCTAAAGGTTTGAGACCACACGTTGATTACAACTCTTGGGAATTACCAAATGTATTCAAGAGAATTATGATCTCAGGAGAGATACCAGAGGAAGAGATGAAGAAGGTATTTAATCTAGGTATAGGTTACTGTGTAGTAATTCCTAAAGAAGCAGAGTATGATGCTCACGATACAATTAAATCTGTTGGATATAAGTCTTGGACAATCGGAGAAGTTGTGCTATAATATTATTAACTGCATATAAGTATGGACTACTTTTTAAGAAAACTCGGAAATATTCAAAAAGATAAACTCTTGCATTTTTTCTGGGGAGCAATTCTTTCTTTTATTCTTATACTTTCTTTTGGAATAGTTGGAATGTTTATTTCCCTTATTATTCCAGCAATAAAAGAATTATATTACGATAAGTATCTTGGGAAAGGTTGTTGTGAGTGGGCAGATTATTTTTACACGATTGCTCCCACAGTAATGTTAGCAATTTTTAAATATATTTAAGATGTCTGTTAAATTATTATTATTAAAATCTGGAGAGCAAGTCATTGCAGATGCAAAAGAACTTGTGCGTCAAGAGAAAGATACCTCTACGATAAGTGATTATGCTATGATTGATAAAGTTCATGGTTATCTCTTAACACAACCTCATAAGGTAACAACAAATAAACCACTTGTTCTCACTGAAAATATTAATGAGGAAAGGAATGTTGAGATTACACTTGCCCCTTGGATACTTTTAACTGAAGATAAAGTGATGACGATTCCAAAAGAATGGGTTATAACTATAGTAAATCCAATAGAATCAATTGTAAAAATGTATCAGGAGAAAATAGATGGACAAAGTAATTAAGTGTTTGCTTTTAGATGTAGATAATGTTATCATCAGTCAGGTTGAAGAGGTTGGTGCAGATATTGGTGAACCTGATTGTAGACTTATAAAACCATACTTATTTGAGAGTATTGATAATATGAAACCTTGGCCAAAAGCAACAGATCAAACAGAACTCATGATTAGATCTGATAGTATTCTTACAATTGCAGATCCTACAAAAGCAGTTATCGACAGATATCTTGAGTTGACTAAGTAATGAGATTTTATACTAACGTTCAGATGGTTGGAGACAACTTCTTGGTTCGTGGTTATGAAGATGGTAAACACTTTATGACTCGTGAGAAGTTTTATCCAACCCTTTTTGTTCCCTCCAAAAGAAAAACAAAATATAAAACCTTAGAAGGTGATTATGTAGAATCAGTAGATCCAGGCACGGTAAGAGAGTGTCGTGAATTTATACGAAAGTATAGTGAGGTTGAGAACTTTAGAATCTATGGTAATGATAGATATATCTACCAATATATTTCTGAGAAATATCCAGAAGAAGAGATAAAGTTTGATGTAAGTAAGATCAAGATTACTACATTAGATATAGAGGTGAAGTCTGAGAATGGTTTCCCTGATGTAGAATCCGCTGCAGAAGAAATATTACTTATATCAATACAAGATTATAATACAAAACAGATTCGCACTTGGGGACAGGGTGGATTTAAGAATAAGCAAGAGAATGTTATATACAAAGGTTTCAATAGTGAATATGAATTATTAAATGACTTTATAAACTGGTGGATGATAGAGGATAATACACCAGAAGTTATCACAGGTTGGAATATAGAATTGTATGATATTCCATATCTAACTCGTAGATTAGATCGTGTTCTTGGTGAGAAGTTAAAGAAAAGATTTTCACCTTGGGGTCTTGTAACTGAAGATGAGATTTGGATCGCAGGTCGTAAGCATATTACATATGATGTTGGTGGTGTAACTCAACTTGATTATCTTAATTTGTATAAGAAGTTTACTTACAAAGCACAGGAATCATATCGCTTAGATCATATTGCAAATGTCGAACTTGGACAAAAGAAATTAGATCACTCTGAGTTTGATACATTCAAAGATTTTTATACTCAAGGATGGCAGAAGTTTGTTGAATATAACATCATTGACGTAGAACTTGTTGACCGTCTGGAAGATAAGATGAAGTTGATTGAATTAGCAATTGTTATGGCTTATGATGCTAAGGCAAACTA